CAACAGACGCCATCCCGCTCCAACACAAAAGGGATTAGAACATTCGTTCTCCACTGCCCCACCGTGCCCTTCACCGGGAAGTATTCCTGCATCCAGTCTGGTATCATTGTTCCAACGTCAAATGCAGCGTGTCGCCACACCTCTCACAAGGCAAAAGATATTTCTTCGAGCCCCATACCTTAATCTTAGAGAACAAGAGGATAGGAACAGAGAAAAGCACAGTTCCCTTGCACCTGTTACACATAAAGGCCATCATTCCCGCAACTGGTTTCTTTGTCGTTTCGTTTTTCTTCGGCATTCATTCTCCTATGCACGCATTATACCACACTTTTTGTTATTTGTCAAGTACCAATTATATCAAGCAGCCACCACTGGCGCACGCGACTTCCTGTGCTAAAGTTGTATTGTCCTCTTGTTCATACATCCCAAGTAAGTCGAATCGAATCTCTGGGAACCCGGCAGTGAGTATGTCGTATTCTTCTTCTGTGATTTCCTCATATGGCATCTGGTCGTATTGTGCCCCAACATCAGGAAGAAACGACATTCCGCTTACTGTGTCTTTGTTCTTCCATACCCAGGCGATAACGTCAATTAACTCGTTTTCTTTGTACGTTATTGTCACACTGGGATTGTGTTCTGTGTAGAACTCCTTTACGACCAGCCAGTTCTCGCATTGCTTAATAGCAGACAGGTCGTGCCTTGTGACTGCGCCCGCAGGGCTCTTGCAAGGGAAGTGAATCACCCAGGAAGTCGCGTTTTCTTCTGTCTGTCCATTCTCAGGAGACATCGGGACGCCACTTGCCATCATAACATAAAAGAGCGGACTTGTAACAGAAACCCTAACGTTTCTCATATAGTATTCAGACCATCGAGCGTGTATCCCTGGCGAGCAATCAAACAACACGCTACTATTCCCGCTTGGTTTTGTACAAGTTACTGCAGCAGACCGGCTTATTCCAAGTCTCTCTGCGTATTCTACGTTTGTTGCTACGGAAATATGCTTTAGATAGTCAAGCGTAGTATCGTTCTGCAAAAGCGGACAATCCATTTGTCCTGTTATGTCGACACCAAGCAATCGTTCTTCCTCGCAGTTCTGTTTCCACTCAGCAGACAAGCCTTGAAAGTTTGTCGCCATTGATTGAATCGTTCCAATCATTGTCGCTACTCTGACCTTTTCCCGTAAGGATAAAGGGGTATCGTCTGCTCTTGCAATTGCTATGGAAAGGTTACAAAATTGCCTCGGCCTCAAGAACACTTCTCCACAAGGATTCATCCCAAACTTTCTTTGCTCTCTTCGTTCTGGTATTGTCTTATACGCTGCCTCTCGATTGAATATCCCCGGCTCTCCGTTCATTCCATTGTGCATCTCTAGAAACTGTTCTACAAACTGCGCCTGCGTAATATCTTTAGGCCATACGATAGAGTTGTTTGCATTCCAGCGAATAGAAGGAAAGTCTCCTTTCTTACAATTCCGCATCTCTGTGTCATCCCAGTCAAACAGAGATATCAAAGCTGTTCTTCGAACTCCGCCGCTAATCGCACAGTTACCAACCGCACACATCATATCGTGACACTCAAGCGGAGACAGCTTTCTGCCTGCAGCGTTGCGTATTGTCTTTCTGCAAAAGTCAATGCAGTCTTTTAGAGCGCCTGGCCCGCTCGACCTTCCGCCCTTTGTTTTCAGGACCGCACCGGCAGGTCTGAGAAGTGAGTAATCATGCTCTACGTCATAGCCGTCAATCCACGACCGCAGCCCAAATAACAAAGCGTCTCTCCAGCCGATTGTGTTATCATCAACTTGATACGCAAACACCCCGTTTTTTATTGGGCTTACTTGCGGCAGTTGCTCTACATACTCTTTCTCTACACTGAACCCAAACCCGCACCCAGCCATAGAGACTGTTAAAGCATCTGAAAATGTTTCTAGCCTATCCACCGGGGCGTAGGCACAATTGTAGATGGTAGTTGAATCTCGCTCTGCTGCAGGCCCCGCCATTGCCATTAACCGCATCGACGGCATTGCTTTCATCTCTAAAATATACTGGTAAATCTCTTGGTACTCTTCTTCATCTAGCATGTTCTGTGATAGTTTCCTAAGATACGTTACAGCCCTATCAACTGTCTCTGTCCACGTCTCACGACGACCCTTTTCCCAGTTAAATCTGGAATACTTTCCAAGAAACTGGAATTGCTGTAGCGGTGTTTCAAAATACTTATTCAATTCTCGATAGTCCAATCTACTCCTTCCCTTGTGATAAATCACTGAAAACATTAGGTGCTGCTTCAACCAATATATCTAAAATCTTGTTCGCTAGTTCTCTAATCTCCCATTGCGCTGAACTATGTGTGCGAATCCTGATAATGTGCCGCAATTCTCGAAAGTTCGCCGTCATCAACAGCGTTGTGTGCGTCGCCAACGGAAGCACCATTCGAGCGTCTTCTTTCGGAACACCATTATTAAGCAACAGTTCATATAGGTCCTGACTATCTGCCATATGCAAAGCATAGTTGTCCAGCATCCCAGTTGTTCTGATAGACTCTGGAACCGTTTGCCCGGTCTCAAACATATCAACATACCGCATAGACTGAACACTAAAGCTCGCGAGCCTGTGACGCGTAAGTTGCGCCAGGCAGGACCGAGAAATTCCCTCAATCAAAAAAGTAGCAACACAATGTTCCAGCGGGCTTTCGTGCCCCATCTTAATCCACTTGGGGATATTCTCAACAGGCACGTTTTTGTTTGTACAAATGCCATACGCCTCAGCAATGAGGTTTTCCGGCTCTGGTGTCATTCTCCACAATTCGATTTTCACAGTTCCTCCGAGAAATTCGTAAGAAAAACCATACCACTAGAAGCTCTAAAGCCCCGCAGACACAACATACCGTAGACATCACTCAGCCTACGGTATGTTCGTATCTTCCCGCATCGTCAGTATCATTCTGTATCGTCACTTTAATAAAGAGTTTGGCTGGCCTAGTACCGAGTGCAATTAAAGCCGTTTTTCGTCTGTTTCTGGACGTGTTCAGCCTCGCCCACTACGGGTAGTGCCTCTAGCCTTTCAACCTCATCCTGGAGATACCAAATAGCCTTTTTCAAGTCTTCCACTGCAGATTCCCCAGGTTTCAAGCCCGCACGCCACAGGTGCTTCATCGCCACCCCAACATTAAAGGGATACCACCGAATGATGTCAATGCACTCGACGCCCGAGGGATGCTTGTTGTAATGCTCTGGGTGATTGACTTTTTCGTAACCTTGGTTCATCCCGGCCCTCTTTCTACCGTCATCGTTTTCAAGTTAATATGCCACTCGTGCCCCCGTGCGTCTCTCGAATCCATCTGTGGCCTTTTTGCGAGCGATGTTACTGGCTCTCCGCACTCAGGACAAAATCTGTATCTTTCGTTGTCGTCTACCCTATCGCCCCAGTTATATTTCATCGCGCCCTCGCTATTGTCGGCGGGTCAATCTTTTTTCCAGTACCGATGATAACCAGCCCCAGATAAAGCACAAACCAGACCCAGGAAAGAAAGCTAGTAAGAAAAGCCATCAGAATTGCCCCGGCATACTCGTCAATAACCTGGCTACTAGATATCTCTTCGTTCGCTACCTTCCTACGCATAGTGATAACCGTTGCGACAAAAACGAACAGAAATGAAACAACATACCCTGACCAGTAAATCCACGCAAACATTTTTCTATCCTTCCAGCTTGCTAACAATAGACACCAACACGGCCCCAATCAAAGTTCTAACCGCCACCCAAGACAGAAGCGCAATGACGCCACATAAAATCAAAAAAAGAATCCCTGCTACTGGATTGTCCTCTGTAATTTTCTGTGCCAACGAAATGCTAAAGCCAAGAGCAAAAAGAACGCCTGCCCAGTAAATTGCTGCAAGTGCTGTCATCATTCTACCCTTTCACAACTGCCAACGGTGACAATTCTACAACGATTTCAACCAAGTCTTCCTGGTTTGCCATCACAACGTCAATATCCTTGTACGCGCCTGGTGCCTCGTCTAGCTGGCCCAGACCCCGGACAGAGTGCAAAATCCCCTGGTCTTCTAGAAACTTTACTTCTGAATCCAGGTCCAGAT